TCCTGGTTATGGAGTCTATGTGTGTAACGATTGGACAATTGATTATTGAGTTTGTAGAGACTGAGAAACGGCGATAAGCAAAGAGCGGCGTATAACCGCTCTTTTGGCGCGTAGATTAGGATGAATAGAACTATGAATTGTCCATTGATACCAAGAAAGAAGTGATCTAAATGAGCCCGTGGGTGTTTTATGCGATTGATGTAATCCAGTCACTACGTATAGTGATGATTATCACTGCCATCCTATCGACTCTTGGATGGGTTATGCTATGGTCGACTATCTCACAAGAACGTTTTGTTGGAGATACTGAAAAAATATATACGCTAATTCTTTTCGTAACAAGTGTTATTGCCGCTATTCTTGCACTCTTTCTTCCGAGTTTCGAAACGACTGTTCAGATGCTTGTTGCAGTAACGGGGACGGATATAGACCATATACGGCAGATCGAAGAAGTGACAAAGGCAATCTTGGGGAGATAGGAGGAGATAGGCGTGCTTGAGAATGATGTAGCCTTGCAGATGGCAGATGAGATTCGGCAGGATCGCAAACAGGCGGAGTCGATGCTGCTGAACTATGCGGAGGAGCTGAAAACGTACCGTCTGAAGCGTGAGGAGTATGTGAGAGGGAATACCGTACAGGGCAGTGGTGGGAATCTACCAGGGCATCCAACAGAGACGGAGGCGCTGCGTGGTGTCAAATTTGACGAAACGCACCCTGCCTACACATGGCTGCGAGCGGTGGAGTTTGTCGAGCGCGGGCTATCCGAACGCAAGCGGATATTTCTGGATGCGCGGCGTAAGGCAGCACGCGACAAGACAGGGAGAGGACGTAAGGCGTGGCTCGTACGCACGCAGATGATGTACTGCGAGGCGATGCAAAAGCGATTTCTCAACTCGGAGTTTTTTGTGAGTGAGAGAGCTCTTCAAGAGATGTGGAAATATATCATCGACCGTGTTGTCGAAGCCTATCTGAAGTTGGAGCAAAGAAAAATTCTAAATACACATGTGTAATAAACGCCTTTTTCCGTGGTAATATGATAGCGTGGATTATTTAGGGATAGCCCTAAACCACTGATCTCTCCTCCTATATCCCATCACGGTTAGCCGTCTCAATCGAGGCGGCTTTTCTGTTGGGAGGAATGAGGGAGTGGCGCATAATTTTTGGGAAAGAGAGCGGTACTACGGGAAACTCTCGGGGGACACGGCTGCGGCGGTGTCCTTTTTGATTGCAGAGGAGGCGGATGTGTGGACGATATAACCCTGCTTCATGGGGATTGTTTCGAGCGGATGAAGGAGATAGCGGACGGTAGTGTCGATATGATTCTCACCGACCCACCGTACGGTGTAACGTGCTGCGCGTGGGACAATGTGCAGCCGTTTGAACCGATGTGGGAGGAATATCGGCGTATCATCACGCCGAACGGTTGTATTGCTATATTCGCGGGTGAGCCGTTTTCCTCGGCACTCGTACAGTCGAATCTTAAGATGTACCGTTATGAGCTCATTTGGAAAAAGAATGTTGCGACGGATTTTCTCAGCGCAAGACGAAGACCGATGCGGATACACGACAAGATTCAGGTTTTTTATAAAAAGGCTCCAGTTTATCATCCGCAAAAAACGAAGGGGGAACCTTACGATCGTGGATGGCAGAATCGAAAAAGTGAACTTTATGGTGAGATGAAACGTCAACGGTCAAAGAGTGAAAATGGTGAACGTTTCCCGACATCCATATTGAACTTCAAACGAGAATACCATTTTCACCCGACACAAAAGCCTGTTCCGCTCCTCGCGTGGCTGATTCGCACGTACACGAACGAGGGCGACACGGTTCTTGACTCCTTTATGGGCAGCGGTTCAACGGGCGTTGCCTGTGTGCAGGAGGGGCGGCGGTTCATCGGGATCGAGCGCGAGGATAAGTATTTCGAGGTGGCAAAGCGGAGGATAGAAGAGGCGCGGAAGGGCTTGTTTGTGTAAGAACCGTAAGAATTAAAGGTAGGTGGTGAGCATGTAGTATGGCGAACGAGCAGAATCTGATTCCGAATCATGAACGAAGCCCGAGCGAAGCCCGAGAAAATGGAAAAAAAGGCGGCATCGAGAGCGGCAAGGCGCGACGCCGCAAGAAAGCACTGCGCACGGCGCTCAAGGAGGCGGTCGCGCTCTCGATGAAGGAGCTGCATCCGGATCTCAGAGAGGGCATTATGCGCGCTGCGGGCATCAAGGACGATGGACTCACGATCGGCGATGCGATCCTCGGCAGCATCGTCCGCAGCGCGTGTGCCGGCGATCCGAAGATGATGCGGATACTTCTTGACACGATCGGAGAGAGCGCCGACATCCGGCTCCACGAGCGCGAAGTAAAGCTCAAGGAGAACGCTGTCGATGCGGGGCGGGAGGAAAGGGCGGCGCCGATCGCGTTTGTTTTTGAGCGAGGTGAATCGGAGTGAGTGAGCGGATTGTCAATGTCGCGGGTCTTGTTGCGCCGAGCTTTGATAGCCTTTTCTACGATGTGCAGGAGCACCGCTATACGCACTATTGGCTTGCAGGCGGGCGCGGATCCACGAAGTCAAGCTTTGCATCGCTCTGTATCCCGCTCCTCCTCTTGCAGAACCCTGCGTGCCATGTGGTCGTTCTCCGTAAGGTCGCAAATACGCTGCGCAACAGTGTCTACAATCAGGTCGAGTGGGGGATTCATGCGCTGGGCTTATCCGACGCCTTCGTGGCACGGGTCAGCCCTCTGTCATTTGAGCATCGTGGCACGGGGCAGAAAATCCTCTTCCTCGGTGTTGATGACAAGAACAAAGTCAAGTCACTCAAGCTGCCGTTCGGCTATGTCGGCGTTGTGTGGATTGAGGAGCTTGACCAGTTCACGGGTATGGAGGAGATCCGCAGTCTTCTGCAATCGCTCCTGCGCGGCGGGGCGCGGTACTGGGTGTTCTGCTCGTACAATCCGCCCAAGAGCCGCAACAACTGGGTCAACGAGGAGGCACTGTTTGACCGTGACGACCGCATTGTGCACCGCTCCACTTATCTGGGTGTTCCGCCCTCGTGGCTTGGTGAGCAGTTCGTGAGCGAGGCGGAGCGGCTGCGCGAGAAGAACGAAACACTGTACCGCCATGAATACCTCGGCGAGGTCACGGGCACGGGCGGCGGTGTGTTCGACAATGTTGAAGAGCTGGAAATGAGCGATACGGATGTGGCGATGTTCGACCGCCTATATCACGGGTTGGACTTCGGTTTTGCTGTTGACCCTCTTGCTTTCGTCTCCATGCACTACGACGCAAAGCATGAGGATCTCTACATCTTCGATGAAATCTATGAGCAGAAGTTGACGAATGCACAGGCGGCGCGGAGAATTCTGCCACGTCTCCACGGGCAACACCTGACCGCAGACGCAGCAGAGCCGAAGAGCATCGCAGAGATGCGCGGTCTTGGTCTCAATGTGCAGGCGGCACGCAAGGGGCCCGACTCCGTTGCATACGGGATTCACTGGCTGCAGGGGCGCAGACGAATCTATATTGACAAGCGACGCGCACCGAACACCTACCGCGAGTTTGTCAGCTACGAATACGAGCGCAACAAAGACGGGCAGTTTATCAGCGCATATCCAGATAAGGACAATCACGCGATCGACGCGGTACGCTATGCGACGGAGGCACTTGCGGCGGGTGAACGCATTCGGGCGATGCGCGGCAATATCTACTAAGGAGGGACGTATTTGGACATCAACGAAATGGCAGAGACTTACACGCTGCTGCATGACGCATACTATGGCGATGGGCAATTCAAACAGGGCGGAGCGCTCGTACGTCATACACGCGAGAGTCCGGAGAACTTTGCCAAGCGCAAGAAGCTCGCTTACTACCTCAACTATATGGGGCCGATTGTCAATGCGTCGGTAGACCCGATCTTTCGCAACGAGATCAAGCGTGAGTACAATGATACGGCGAAATTCAAGGTATTCCTCGATGATGCTGACCGCACGGGCACAGACCTGCAGAACTATATGCGCCGTCTTGCCACTATGGCGAAGCTCTACGGCGTTGTCTATGTCATCGTCAACAATGAGGCGGAGATCGGTGCAACAGTGCAGGATAGTCTCAACAAGAGGGCACTGCCATATCTTGCGCACGTGCTCCCCGCAGAGGTCACTCATTGGCGCTTTGATGAACGCGGGCGGATGGTCGAGTTTGGCTATAAGAGCAGCGTAAAGGACGCAGAGGACAAGACGCGCACGCGATATTATACATGGTCGGAAACGGCGTGGACGGTTGCGGATGAAAACAATCAGATCATCCGGCAGGGAGAGAACCCGCTCGGACGGCTGCCCGTTGTGCAGTATTTCGGACGAAGTGCTGACCCGATGGAGGTGCTGCCACCGCCGGAGTTCCTGTCGGTCGCGCAGACAAATCTCCATGTCTATCAGCTCTGCAGCTGGCATACGCAGATCCTGCAGAACCAGACATTTAACATCCTCATCATGCCGCATACAGGCGCATCCGAACTGACCATCGGGACAAACAATATACTGACCTATCCTCCGGAGAGTCAGCACCCGCCCGCCTTCATCGCGCCCGATGCTGCACCTGCGCAGGTGCTGACGGAGCAGATTGACCGCCTTATTCGCGAAATGTACCGCATGAGCGGCATCGACTCAGTCATCGGCGTGCAGACAGCGAAGTCTGGCGTTGCGCGTCAGTGGGACTTCGAGCGGACGAATCAGCGGCTGGTCGACTTTGCCATTCAGAGCGAGGAGGCCGAGAAAGCTATTGTCGCACTCTACGAGGCATGGACAGGAGAGGCAATCGGCTACATCTGCGAATATCCGCGTGATTTCAAAATCTCGGATGTGACGGAGGGGCTTGCACAGGCACAGGCGGC